GGCTAAGCACGCTAAAAGCCTGTTTCTGTTGGTTAAATCATAAACTTTGCTTTTTATCATCAACTTTGCGTTTTNTACGTTGCTTTGCGTTAAATACATAAAGTACGATAAAAAACATAAAGGAAAATTACTCCTCAAGGGGGATTGGAATGTCGCTTATTAATTTACTGCATGAATGTATCAGCCGCGGGCAGGAGATGACGCAGGCCATTGCTATAGCTCAATTTGGTGATGATAGCCCCGAGGCTCGCCGTATCACTCGTCGCTGGGGGATAACCGAGGTTGCTGATTTAATCGGCGTTTCGCCGCAAGCAATTAGGGATGCTGAAAAAAATGGGCGACTACCACCACCTGATTTTGAGTTACGCGGTCGTGTTGAACGTCGCGCCGGCTATACCATCGACCAGATTAGCCATATGCGCAGCATTTTCGGCAATCCGAATCAACGGCCTGCAGACAAAAATCCAGCTGTGTTAGCTGTTATGTCGCACAAAGGCGGCGTTTATAAAACCTCATCTGCAGTGCATGAAGCTCAATGGTTAGCTCTGCAAGGTCACCGAGTGCTACTCATTGAAGGTAACGATCCGCAAGGGACCGCCTCGATGTATCACGGCTATGTACCGGATTTACACATCCATGCCGAGGATACTTTGCTCCCGTTTTACCTTGGTGAGCGTGATAATGCGGAATACGCTATAAAACCGACCTGCTGGCCAGGTCTGGACATTATCCCCAGCTGCCTGGCGCTGCACCGTATCGAAACGGATCTGATGCAATACCATGCCCAAGGAAAACTACCTCATCCTCCGCATCTGATGCTACGGGCCGCTATCGAATCCGTATGGGATAACTATGACATCATCGTCATTGATAGCGCTCCAAACTTAGGGACAGGTACGATTAATGTTGTTTGCGCAGCCGATATTATCGTCGTGGCTACCCCTGCAGAGCTATTTGATTATTCATCCGTTCTGCAGTTCTTCACCATGCTTCTGGACCTTCTTAAAACCGTTGATTTAGGTGGTTTTGAGCCTGTTGTACGGCTGTTACTAACGAAATACAGTCTGACCACTGGCAATCAATCGCGCTGGATGGAAGAGCAAATCAGAAATACATGGGGATCGATGGTCCTGCGTCAGGTTGTCCGAGTGACGGATGAGGTAGGAAAGGGCCAAATAAAAATGCGCACAGTATTTGAACAGGCCGCGAACCAGCGTTCAACGCTTAATGCATGGCGAAATGCAGTCTCTATTTGGGAGCCTGTTTGCCAAGAAATTTTCGATGACTTGATTAAACCTCGTTGGGAGGACTAATTGTGAAACAGCGCTCTATTTTAAAAAATGCCCCCAACATCGACAGCATTATGAGCAAGACGCACCAGGCGCCCGCATCACAGCCTGTGTCACCGATGGTGGGTGATTTGCAACGCCAGCTTAGTTCATTATCGGGAAACAGTATTATGCTGCCTGTGTGTGGACGTAACGTTAACTTTAAGCTGGAAACTATCCCAGCGGATAAAGTTGAAATGGCGACGATGGTTTGGCTCGGTAATGAACGTGATCAAGACCTGCTCAACGAAACGTCCTTGGCCGATCTCGTTCCGTCATTCCTCACTTCGGGGCAGCAGAACCCGGCGTTCGCTCGCAAAACTGCAGGCATCATAGAGGTTGCTGATGGTTCTCGGCGCCGAAAAACAGCCATCATTACAGGTTGCGATTATCGCGTATTAGTCGGTGATCTCGATGACGAACAAATGCAGTGGCTCTCTCAAATCGGCAACGATTATCGACCAACAAGCGCATATGAGCGGGGGAAAAAATATCAGCGCCGCCTGAAAGATTTTGACGGCAGCGTAAAAGCTTTAGCTGAAGCAGAAGGGGTGGACCGCAATATCATAACCCGCTGCATCAACACAGCTGGCCTGCCTAAAGATATCATCGCCATTTTTCAACATCCTGGTGAGCTATCAGCCCGTGCGGGGCATGACTTGTTCAAGATATATCAGGGAAACGAGAAAGCTATGCTCGATGCGGCGCAGCAGCTGCTACGCATGAAGAAGCAGGGTGAAAAGTTCGAACCTATGCGGATCATCCAGGCATTACAGGATTTTATTAAGACCAATGCAAAAGATACACAAAAGACCGAAAAAGCATATGGTGAAGGGGTTGTTGCGAAATATAACGGTAATTACGTTACCTTAAAATTTGATAACCGGAAGATTCCATCCAGCTTAATGAAAAAAATTGAGGCGTTGCTTGAGTCAGAGTTAGAAAAAAAATAAACCACATAAGAAAAAAGGCCCCTGCATTGCAGGGGCCTTTTATGTTCTGTTTTTTATTAGCGGCTAATCGTAGGGCAATCAGATCCCCTCCAGTACAGATATACGCCTTTCCAGTTCCTGATTTTTAACCAGTAAACCCTGCGCCACCGTAACCAGGTCAGCAATGATTGCCGTGTAATCCACATTCATCACCTTAAATTTTTCGCCATCAATCTCCTGCTCGATGCCGAGGAAAGTATACAGATCATCAGCTTTTTCAGCCTGCTGAGCGATAAAACCACGCCTCCGGCGCGTTTCCCCCTTCATCCGGTACTCACACACCCCTAAGCGTTCAATGCGCTCTGAGGCGTTTCCAGGCGCTTGTGTGAAGTCAGTTTTCAGTCGCACGTCGGAACCGGTCGTCATGACGTCGCCCTTGGGCGTGGAAATTACCCCACCTGCGCGGAATGACCATGCGTCGGTTCTCCCGAAGCCGTCCATATACATGATAATCCTGTGTTCGGTTCCTACGTGCTCTTCAACATAGAAACCGCCCCACGCCCCGGAGGGGTCAACGTTACCGCCGCGTCCCAGCATTCTGGATCGAATACGTCCGCCTGAAACCAACGAACCAATAGCAGGGGAACCAAAGTCTGTCCTATTGGCCGAGAGGTCGACTCCGCATTGCGCCCACCCTGCAATATCTGCCATACCACCAACACGAAGATCCCTGTCAACTCGCCAATGACTACCTTGTACACTAATTTGATCGGCGGCAGTGGCCATAATCCGCCCGGTGAAGTCGTCGGTGCTGTAGTTAAAATGAAAGTCGATGTATGGCGTGCTAAATGACAGCTCAATCGCCTGGGTATACAGCAACCCCTTCGTCGTGTTGTCGATGTCGCCGCCGGCAGTCAGCGCGCCAGGTAGTGTCGTTCGGTTGTTGGCATCAATAACGAGGATGTCATCAAAGGTGTCTGCCGGTGATACAGTGGTCGCTCTTGAACGCTGAACCCTAAACGGTGTTCCCGAGCCAACGGCAATTGTCCCGCCTTGCCCCTGTTTTTTGAGCAGAGCCAGATCTGAGTTCTTACCGAGAATAAAACCGGCATTATCGCTGGTTATAACCTGCGAGCCGTCGAGTTTGTTTCCTCCGGTGAGTTTTGCCAGCGCGTTAAGATCCGATGCTTTCGCCATCCCGGCTATCGCCGGCACGGTCACCTGCTTTCCTGTGATCGGGTCAGTCAGGGTAATATTGCCGCTGCCGGTCAGGGCCATCGACCAGCCCTCTACTACACTACGCCAGAATGCAAACGCGCTGGCCAGCTGGTTAGCAAACGACGAGGTGCTGGCGGTTTCAGCGGTAATAATGCCGTAACTGGCACCGGAAAATGCGGTGGTGATATTCCGGGTCAGCGTCAGTTGCGTGTCGCTGTCCACGGATTTGATCGCATACAGGTCAGCACTACCGCTGCGGTAGACCACTAGAATCGACCCGGGCAGTATCCCCAGCGCCTCCTGTGACCATTTTGTTGTCGCACCTGTCACCCGTGCCTGCGACGCGGCACCCGTGACGGTACCGACTTCATACATCGCCATAATAAAGTTCCTCCTGGATGGTTTTCCCTGGAAAAAGAAAAGGCCCCTTGCGGGGCCATATATTGTTATCAGGTTGATGAACCGCGAATTACGTTGTTATTGCGCGCGGCGAAGGCGTCGAATCTTGAGAGGATGGTTAATACCATCTGTCCGTTACGGTCCAGGTAACAGCCATATCGCAGAACAGCGTCGCCAGTACCGGCAGGGACGACAAATGACATGTTGTCTACGTTCATTGACCCTTGCGCCGTTAACAGGCGTGTTGCTCCACCTGTTTCATACATAAGCTCAATGCCTAGCTCCATACTGCCGCCACCAGACGTAGCGCCTGTGCCACGAAGAAGCATTGCATACGACAGATAGCCAGGATTCAGTCCGCCGTCAGCCCCTGGCGCGTAGGACATCCCCGCTCTGAGTTTCGCGCCGCCGTCGATAGTGATGCTATCCGTCTGGAGGAGTCCACCGCGAATATTGATCACCTGGTCGAAATTCTGCCGCCGGAACCGGGCCAGCTCAAACCACTGCCATGTAGCCTTCGGCACCTTGCGCGTGCGGTGCTGAGCGATGTTGATCGCAAATGACCCGATGTCGCCCTCGATGTGGTTCGCATATACCGTACCCTGGAACCAGCCGTCAGTCGCATAAACCGCACCGCGAACGATCACGTTGTTGAACTGCGAAGAGCCATCCTTAGCGATACGCCAGCCGCGTGACCCATCAACAAAGTCATTCGAGCGGATCTCGTTGCCGATCTTCGCGTTCGTGATGGAACCGTCCGCGATTTTGGTTGAGGTCAGGGAACTGTTTTTGATACGTGCCGTATCGATATACAGTTCATTGCCTTCGGCAACCATCACCGGAACAGCCGTCGCATTATTACGGTTAAACAGCGAGAAGCGGTCGGCATAAAGGATAATGTCGCTCGTTTCACCATTGCTGCCCAGCGTAATCCCCGCGCCAACCTTCTTCCCGTTAACCGTCTCAACCTTCATCGACCACAGAGAACTCACCGTACCATTCACAGCCGCCACGGTTTTGGCGGTATTCTGAACGGAAGCACTGAGATCCCCGACACTGGATGTCAGGGTCGTCTGCTGCGTTGCCAGCGCCTCCAGTGCCGTTGCATGCGTCTGCTGGGTACTGGTGATACTGGCCACCGATTTAATCGTGTTGTCCAGCGTCGTCTGGTTTTTGATGTTGGCGGCCGCCTGCGCGTCAATCTGCGACTGAAGCGAGGTATTCAGACTGGCCTGTGTGTTCTGGCTGTCGCTCAGCGTCTTCGCCATGTTATCGACGCGGGAGTTGGCATTATCCACTTTCGTGGCCAGTGCCGCCTGCTGCTGCGCCTGGGCGGTGATTTTCCCTTCGGCATCCGTTACGCGAGCCGTCAGACCGCTTACGGCACTCGCCGTCGCGTCAGAGGCATCCTGTGCCGCTTTCGCATCGGTAACATCCGTGATAACCAGATCGTCGATATACAGCGAATAACCGGGGGTGCCGCTGCCGGAGGCGCCACGGGTGGAGATCCAGACCACCGCGCGTGTTCTGCCCCCCCCGTTGTTACTGGCAATACCCGTAAATTTCACCCACTTATCACGCGCACCAAGAGCGGCTTCGCTGACAGTGACCGCCGACTGCCAGGAGTTTTGACCGGCAGCATTCAGTGAGTTGATACCGACCAGCGTTGTCCACCCGGAGGAGGGTTTCTGATCCGCCGGCATCATGGCCCAGAACTCAAACCGGAACTTCGCATCCTCACGGACTGACTGCCAGCTCCCAAGCTGTTTATCGCTGTTGCCGTTATTGTTCGCTCCCCGGCTCACCTGCAGGCTCTTATTGCCGGTGAATTTCTGAGACGCCACCACAACGGCGGTGCCGCCCCCGCCCAGCACATGACCATCTCCGTAGCTTTCGAACGTACCGTCAACCCACGGATTAGCGCCCTGAGTGCGGATGGTATTGATGGTGCTGGTCAGCGACGTGATGCTCTGCGACTGGCTGGTGATGGTGTTTTCCACCCGGCTTACGCGACCGGTCAGTGAACTCACCGCGGACGTGTCGGCCTTTTTACTCACCGTATCGTTTGTCGACCTGAGGCTGTTCTCCAGCGCCGTTACCGAGGAACTCAGGGAGTCAATATTACCCCCCTGGGCCTTCACTGTGTTCTGGAGCGTGGTAATTGCCGACGCGTTCGCATCAGCCTTCATCATCACACCGCCGGCGGCACCCAACCCCATCATTACCCCGTTCACAAACTCGACTGAGGTCGAGATGTGGGCGGTGCCGTCGCCACCGGTTGGCGCACGCAGTTCCAGACCATCGCCAGGCTTCATGCCTTTGCGGCCAAGGAGAATGTAGGCACCACGATACGGCAAGGAGTTGACGACTTCAGATGTACCACCAAGAGATTCCAGAGCAGACAATATCTTACCTCGGTTGCCAGATGGCTCATCGAATGTCAGGACGCAAACGTAAGTACCACTGGCCAACGCCTCGATATCAGCCGACATCGTGGCACCATTATTCGCGCTGCCAAAGACATCGTATGTTTTGGATGTCGCAATCACCGTTGATCCGTCGCTGTGTTTTGCAAAAGTGACCAGCGCCCAGCTGCGACCAGGGGTAAACAGGTTTTTGCCGCTTTCATCAAAAACCCCAGGAGTTACGCTGTTGCCATTTCCCCGTGCAGTGACAGTAAACACAGTGCGACGGTTCATCGAGGCCTGCAGGCTGGTAATGCTACTGTTCGCCGCAGTTAAATCGCCCCCCTGAGATGTCACCGTGTTCCGGAGATCCTGCAATGCAGAAGCATCAGCCTTCCTGGCAATGTTGTTCTGAGCTGTCGACAGCCCGTTTTCCAGCGATGTGGTGCGATTACCGATAGAGCTTATGGAAGTGCCCTGCTGATTCACTGTCGTTGTCAACAAGTCCACAGCCGACGCGCTGGCGCTATCAGCCGGAGAGTCGTTCCAGTCGGAAACAACGTTACCTACCTCAAACTTCGGACTGTTGATGTACACCGTCTGGTCTTTGGAGGTATTACTCTCGATACGGCACAGAATCAGGCGCTTGGTACCCGTGGTAGGTGTCTGTTTCCACTTAACCCAATAGCGAACCCATGAAGTGGTCAGCGTGAAGTACGCACGGCCATCGGTGTTATTACCTTTCGCACCCTGGCTGGTCTCGATAGACGTTGTGGTGTTCGGATTGTAGAAGAACGCCGTCATCGTCTGGCCGGCAACACCACCTTTCGCATAGAAGCTGTAAACGTACTCACCTGCATCGACAGGCGACTCAAGCGTGATTTCCCGCAGATCCTTGTAACCGGAGCCGGCTTTTACCGTTGCACCAATTACCGCGTTACCACGATACGTCTCGCTGGTAACGTTCGACCAGCCGGTCATATCGCCGGAGTTCTTGATCAGGTTTGTTCCACCGACAGAAATAGAATCAACCTTGTTGTTCAGATTCGTGACAGACGAACTCGTTGAGTTAATGTCTTTTTCGGTCTGGGTAACACGGTTGGTCAGTGCCGTCAGAGCATTAGCGTCTGCTTTATTGCTGACGTTGTTATTAGTCGTCGCCAGGTCATTTGTCAGTTTAGTGATGCTGTTACCCTGACTGGTGATCTGGTCGCCCTGTTGGGATACGGTCGAGTTCAGTGTCGAAATCGCATTAGCGTTAGCATCTGCTGTACTTTGCGCATTGTAGGCATCAGTCACTTCGGTAATGACCAGGTCATCAATGAGGAATGAGTTACCCGCCTTAACGCTGCTAACGTTAGGAATAGAAATCCTGACCATTGCCTGCTTAATACCGCTCTTCGTTGATTTCAGGTAACCAGAAACCTTCGTCCATTGAGTTGAAGAGAGATCCTTTGCCGCTTTGGTAACTGCCGGCCACTGCCAGGAGTTGTCCTGATACTGGAGCGATAAGCCAATGGAGATCTGTGCATTCTCGGCCATAGCGGTACTCTTGGCATCCCGCTTAACCCAGCATTCCATATAGAAGACTGCGTTATCGCGTACCTGGAAACCGCTGAAAATGTGATTATCGCTGTTATCAGTTGCGTTAGCGTTGTAATCATTCGGACGCGTCACACGGATGCACTTATTACCGCCATGCGAGTCATCAGTGGTCACGATAACGCGATTATTTGATAGATTGTGGCCAACCGCGTAGCTTTCAAAAGTGCCATCAGGAAGCAGATTAGCGCCGCGTTTGGATTGCTGGCTCAGAGAGCTGCTGAGCGACGTAATGTTGCTGTTCGCCGCCGTCAGACCGGACTCCGTCTTCTCCACTCGTCCGGTTAGCGAGTTCATCGCCGTCTGATCCGCTTTGCTGGCCACATTCGCGTCTGTCTGCGTCAGCGCATTCCGGAACTGGGTGATGCTCTGCGAATTGCTGACCACATCGTTGCCAATCTGGCTGACATTCGAGCTGAGTACGCCGGCTGCGTTTGCCAGCGCGGAAACACCGAGACCGGAGTACATCTCAGCAACCTTGTCTGACAGCTTCAGGCCCAGGTTGATATACGCCTGGCCGGTCCACTGATTCACCAGAAACTCAACGGTATTCCAGCCGACTTTCAGTTCAAAACTGCCGGTAGTCCAGCTGGCATTCCCCCAGGCAACCTGAACGCCATTTACAAATACAGCGCCGGTATCATCAAAAATCCTGTTACCGGGCGCCATTGCGATGGTGGTATCGGCAGCCACTTTCACCTGGCAGGAATACAGCGCGATCAGATAGCTGCCGGCGGACGTAAAGTCCAGTTTGGCCGCGTCGGCCACCTCATCCACGACCACTGGCGCCACGGCGCGAATATCGCTGAATGACGGGACTGTCCCGGCGTTAGCCAGCTGCACAGGATAGATCCGACGGGACCAGCTATTCGGCTGGCCATTGACCAGCTGATTCGACAGACTGGTGATGCTGTCAGTATTGCTGCGAATATCCTGGCCGTTTTGCTCTACCTGCTGTGTTAACGCGGTGACCGCGCTCGCCTCCGCTTTCTTCGCCAGCGCGGCATTTGTCGTGTTCAGGCTGTTCTGCAGGTTCGTCAGCTGCTGGCTTTGCGAGGTGATATGCCCTTCCGCTGTACTGACCCGGTTCGTTAGTCCGGTAACGGCGCCGGCGGTGGCATCGATGTCCACCCGGTCGGTAACGTCAGTGACGTAAAAATCATCGAAGTAGCGGCTTCCGCTAATCAGATAGTTGCTCATCGTCACCGGCAGGCTGGCTGTCTCCGTCGCTTTCCAGCGACCGGAAATCAGGCTCCAGTTTGTCCCCACCGTACCGCTGTTATATGGACGCTCAAAAACCGGCTGGCCGGCAGAGTTACCGATCCGCAGCTTGTTGTTCCCCGCGCCATTATCCGTCGTCGCTCCGGGTTCCTTGACCCACACCCCGATTTCATAGGTTCGCCCCTGAACAAACGGGATATATTGCCCCGGAGACACGCTTCCCGGATCAACCTTCAGCGCCCGCGTCCCGCTGTGAGGAGCGGAAACCTCCACCACACTGGTCGCGGTTGACCGCCCGGTATAACCATCCAGCCCGCGTTCAAACGAGGGATTCACGACCAGGTTACCCGGTATCTGCCCGCTGGCATCGATATCTGCCGCGACCTGCGAGAGGCTGTTCGACAGGTTCGTCAGCGAATTGCTCTGGCTCTCCAGCGTTTTGCCCTGCTGCGTCACTTTCGTGTCGAGCGTGGCCAGCGCAGTCGCATCGGCTTTCTGCGCCAGCGCTTGATCGGTATTCGCCAGATTTCCGGTCAGCTTCGTGATGGCGCTGTTCGCAGCCGTCAGGTCATTGCCCAGCTGTTTGACGGTATTGGTCAAATCCTGCACCGCTGTCGCATCAGCCTTTTTGGCCACTGCGGCATTGGTGGTTGCCAGCCCGTTTTCCAGCTGGGTTGTCCGGTTGCCGGTCGAGGTCAGCAGATTACCCTGTTGAGTCACGGTGGTGGTCAGGGAGTCAACCGCCGCCGCCGTGGCGTCCGCAGTATCCTGAACCTTTTGCGCCGCTGTCACATTTCGCATATGCCAGTCCGTAACGAACCATACGGTGCCATACGGGCTGTTCTGCGAGATCTGCAGGAACGGGCGGATATAACCCCTATCCACCATCGCCTGCGTGACCTTGAAGCGCCAGGTGGTTCTCTGCCAGGTCGCGGAGGGGGATTTTCCGCCACCCGCCATGAGTGGCGCACCGGTGCTCGTATCTGGCCGAACGGCAGTACCAACATACAGATTAAAATTCGCGGTGCCGGCGCCGCAGGCAACCAGTGCGCTGATCTCAATCACATCGTTAAGCGTGGCCGGGAACGCGGCAAAGTTAGGATGGTGATCCCGGCTGGCAATTCGGGCCGCATAACCATACGGGCAGCCCGGCGGGACCTCCTCAGCCGTCGTGGCTACCACGCTGAACCCCATCTGGTCATACGCCGGGTCAAACGTCGGGTTGGGAATTAAATCCCCGCCTGATGCGTTTCCGGCCCGTACAGCGGATTTCAGCGAGGTAATGTTGGCGTTAGCAGCCGTCAGCCCGGATTCCGTCTTCTCCACTCGTCCGGTTAGCGAGTTCATCGCCGTCTGATCCGCTTTGCTGGCCACGTTCGCGTCTGTCTGCGTCAGCGCATTCCGGAGCTGGGTGATACTCTGCGAATTGCTGACCACCTCGTTGCCAATCTGGCTGACATTCGAGCTGAGCACGCCGGCTGCGTTTGCCAGCGCGGAAACCCCGAGACCGGAGTACATCTCCGCAACCTTGTCTGACAGCTTCAGACCCAGGTTGATATACGCCTGGCCGGTCCACTGATTCACCAGAAACTCAACGGTGTTCCAGCCGGCTTTCAGTTCAAAACTGACGGTATTCCAGCTGGCGTTACCCCAGGCGACCTGTACCCCATTCACAAATATGGCGCCGGTATCATCAAAAACCCTGGCGCCGGGCGCCAGTGTGATGGTGGTATCTGCGGCCACTTTCACCTGGCAGGAATACAGCGCGATCAGATAGCTGCCGGCGGACGTAAAGTCCAGTTTGGCCGCGTCGGCCACCTCATCCACGACCGTTGGCGCCACGGCGCGAACATCGCTGAATGACGGGACTGTCCCGGCGTTAGCCAGCTGCACAGGATAGAGTCGACGGGACCAGCGATTCGGCTGGCCATTGACCAGTTGATTTGACAGGCTGGTGATGCTGTCAGTATTGCTGCGAATATCCCGCCCGTTTTGCTCTACCTGCTGCGTTAAGGCAGTGACCGCAGCCGCTTCGGCTTTCTTCGCCAGCGCGGTATTTGTCGTGCCCAAATCGCTCGTCAGTTTCGTGATGGACTGACCCTGGCTGGTTATCCTGTCGCCCTGCTGGGTAACAACAGACTGCAGCCCGCTCAGTGCCTCATTCGTACCAGCCAGGCCCGTTTCCGTCTGGCCAACCCGGTTAGTGAGCGATGTTAACGCGGCGCCCTGCGATGTCAGCGTGGTGCCCTGTTGCTCAACTTTCTGCGTCAGGGACGTCAGCGCGGCCGCATCGGCTTTTTTCCCGAGGCTGGTTTCCAGGCCACCGATACGGCTCGCCTGCGCGCTCTGCTCTGTCGTCAGAGAACTCAGTTCACCAGAAACAGCAGCTTTGTTGTCGTTAAACTGCGTCTGCAGGGACTCTCTGGCCTTAACTTCCGCCGAGATGGCGGTAACGCGCGCGGTTTTTTCCTGGTACAGCAGCCCGGAGGTGACTTTCTCCAGATCGCTCCCATCATAGGAGCCACGCATCTGCGCCGCCAGCGTGCTACGTGCCTGCGCTTCGGCGGTCAGCGCGTTACTCAGCGTACTGCGCACATCCTGCAGAGCCGCCGTACTGGCGCCGGGTGCTGGCCGGCCAACGGCGATCCAGTCGAATTCGATAAAGTTGCTGGCATCCTGCTGGTTCGTCAGGTCCAGGCGAATACGATCAATGTTCCCTGTCCACGGAATATCACGCACCGTCAGGGTTGCCACCCCATCGGCATATTCTGGCTCAGCAACAATGTATCGCTTCGTGTTATTGAAGTTTTCGCCGGCAGACACCCAACGGATCTCACCCGCCCAGACTGGTTTGCCGGTTTTACGAAAGCGCAGCATGATGAAGCGGTACGCCGCACCATCGACAGCCAAACCGCCAGGAGAGGTAATGTACGGATCGGTGGCGCTGTCAGCAGGGCGTAACCAGCCATCCTGGGACACTCCCGGTACGCCGGCGCTTCCGGTCCAGCCCTCGGTCGTCTGATTGTTGAAATGCCAGATAACCTGCGAATCGAACTGGATATTAGCGCCGGCAGCGAGGCTGGACATTTCCCGCGCCAGATTTTCATCGGCACTCTTCATTACCTGAGTCAGGCTCTCGATACTCGCCTCAATCCCCTGCGTTGCCGCCAGCAGTTCATCAGCAGCCTGTGCCGCCTTCGCGTTAACATCTGCGATACGATCCGCAGTTTCCTGCTTAACCGCATTGGTTAACGTGGTGTTGACCTGAGACAACGACTGCTTCAGGCCATTCTCGGCAGTTTTAATCTGCGCATTCAATGCGGCATCGCCGTCGGCCAGCGACTTGCTCAAAATTGCTATCTGCTGATTCGCATCAGCGACGGCGGATTTTGCCTCCTGAATCCCCTTGTTTGCCTGAGCCAGACCAGAATCGAGAGACTCATTTACCGAGGTAAGCTCATCCGTGATGGTTTTATTCACGGCGGAGAGCTTCCCGT